CTAAATTCCTGCGGCTTTTTTCTGCTTCGGTGTGGGCTGCCCTTTAGGAGCGATTAAATCGCCGAAGCGGTCAAAGGTCTGGTCTGCCTTGGCCTCTGCCTCGGCAATGACGTGGGCGTAAATATTGGCCGTCGTGCTGGTCTGCGCATGGCCGAGCTTGTGGGATACGACCACCAGCGGCGTACCGTCTGCAATCATCAGGCTGGCGTATGTGTGCCGCAGGGAATGGATCGTCACCTTCGGCAGGCCGGTGCGCTTCACGAAGTCGGTGAACCAGTTCGTCACGGTGTCCGGAAAAAGCGGTTTGCCCTCCTCTGTGGTGAAGATGCGCCCATCGGTATCACGCCAGGCATCCCCCAGCAGCTCCCGCTGGGTGTCCTGCCATTGCTTATACTCCAAGAGGAGCAGGATGGCCGTGCGCGAGATCCGCAGCGGTCGCTCGCTGGTGGCCGTCTTCGGGGTGTCGGCATAGCAGCCCTCTGTCGGCAGATAGTTCCACGTCTGCCGGATGTAGAGAAGCTGCTTATCCAGATCCACGTCAGACCAGCGCAGGCCCAAGAACTCTGCCCGGCGCAGGCCGGAGAGCAGGTCAAAGGTGATCACCGTCCTCCAAAGGATCTTCTCCTCCTGAAGCAGCTCCAACAGACGGCGGGCGTCCGGCTCATCCAGATAAGCTGCCTTCCTGTGGGCGATGCTGGGTAGATCGGCCCGCTCGGCCGGATTTCTCTCGATGTACTTCCACTTCACCGCACGGTATAGGACAGCGGAAAGCGTGCGGTGGTAGGTGTGGATGGTACCGGGCTTCAGGGGCGTATCGTCGTGCTGCCGGATAAAGAGCTTGTTGTAGGGAACATCCAGCTTCTCGCAGATCTGCTCGGCGCAGTTCTGGGCGATCCCACGGCCATTCTTCAGCTGAGAGAAGCACCAGATCGACACGCCGGTCTGCCGGGACAGCTCTGCCTTGCAGGTCTTGCGCTCCTTCATCCAGGCGGCGAAGTCCACCTTCGGCATCGCCTTACAGCGGTTCCGCATGCCTTCCTCCTGCAGGTTGGCGTAGAAGGCGGCGATGTGTCCGGGCTTCAGATCCTTCAGCTTGATATGGCCGAGGGCCTGGTTGATGACCTTCATCGTCTGCTCGTAGCTGAAGGCAGTCTTTTTCTTCAGGTTCGGCCGGGCGTATTGCTCCAGGAAGATCTCCGTGAAGTCCACCAGCCGGATGTTGCCGTTCTGGGTCAGCTGGTGTCGCACCCGCTCTTCAAAGAGTGTGGCCTCTCGGTTCAGGGCCTTCTCGATCTGCCGCTTCGTCATCCCCGGCTCCGGCGTCCATGTCATCTTCTCGCGGATCTGCTTGCCGTTGATGTCGTACCCATTGGACACGATGATCCGGTAGCTCTCGCCTCTCTTTTCAATTGTGGCCATTAAATTTCTCCTTTCCATTCTTGCCACTCTGCTTTTCCTGTGGTAGAATGGAAAGGCAAAGTGGCCTCGTATTTTGTTTCTTTCTTGTTAAGTTGGGAACAAAGTGGCTTGGCTTTATCTTCTTTCGTGGTGGATTGCAGATAAAATACTTTGCATTGGCCGTCTCGGGGGTGGTAGCCCGGGACGGCTTTTCTATTGTTTTTCGCCGCCCCCCGGGCGGCTTATTTTTTGCGGAAATCGACCTGAATCACCCGATCTGAGAGCCACCGCACAGAAGATCGTCCAAATCTTCCATGTAAGGATCCAGCGCGGTATCCACGATGTTGCGAATGGGCTGCTCGGCCTTCAAGTAAGCGTGGAGGAGAAGAGTGACCTTTTCGGCCTGGCGGCCGTCGAGCCGGTCAACCGTGGAGATGATATCGGTCAGGGACAAAGCGACATCCCGCTCCAAGGTTTTATAGTACAGCAGAGTGACTCTCTTTTTATCGTCGCAGCCGTAGGTGGAATGGATGCTGTGCTCTGTGCCGTAGGTTCGGCGCAGCTCCTCCACCGCCGCCGTGCGGCCGCTCTTATTGTCTTCGGCGATGGAAGCCAAAAGTTCAGAATAAACCCGTTCCATGGGGGCGTCATAGCCCATAAGCCAGGCCTCGTTTACATTGAGTGCCTGTGCAATAGCATAGACTGCATCCTGCTTTGCTTCCCAGTCACCCTTTGCATATCTTGTGATGCTGGATTTGCTAAGTCCAGAAAGTCTAGCAAGCTCAGCTTTTGTTATTTGCCTATGTTCAAGAGCCGTATTTAGACGATTTGCAAAGGTTGACGGTTTCTCCATTATATGATCCTCCACTTCTTTGTTAGCGTTATTATAAACGTGCAGTTGCGAAAAATCAATACCGTTTTCTAAAAATTTAGTTTTATCAACATTTGGTATTGACATTTGAAAATTATTGGGTTATATTGGGCTTACCCCGTTAGTTGCGATTTATCAACTCAGAAAGGAAGATGAACTGATGCCTACAATGGACTATTCAAAACTGTGCGGTCGTATTAAGGAATGTGGCTATACACAGAAAAGTCTCGCTAAAGTCATTGAAATTAGCGAGAGCCATTTCTGCCAGAAACTCTCTGGTAAGTATCCATTCACGCAGAAGGAGATTGACAAGATCTGTGATGCGCTTAAAATTTCCGTCGATGAAATTGGCGCTTTCTTTTTTTCTCCTGAAAGTTGAGATTTATCAACTTTCGCATGAGCGTGAGATTTAAGAAAGGAGAACAACATGACCGGAAGAATTATCATCACCGGAATTTCGGATGCCGAAAAAGCGGCCAAGGAAATTCTCGAGCACATCCAGGCTATCAAAGATATCCAGCGCAGGATGGTCTGGTTCGGATCCGATATTCAGATTGTGCTGGACAGCAAGGAAGAAGCCGCCAGCGGCAACTGACGGCTTCCTTCTGATTAACGGTTTGATTCCAGGTACTTAATGATCTCTTTCCGGAATTCATCCAGCGCGTAGAAGGTCTGTCTTGATAACTGAGCAATGTCCCCGCCGGTAACAGGTTCATTGCTGTAGTCATCATATTCGCTACGCATTTCGCTGGAGAAATCCTCTAACACCAACGTCAAACGCTGGTCTAACTCTTTAATCGTCATACATTCACCCCCTTTCTGCCGCCAGTCTACCACACAGGCCCGGAGAGGGCAATCCACCACGAAAGGAGACAAACCATGCCGAGAATGCGTACTGCGTCGAAGGCATACCGGCTGATCCTGGAGCAGGATCCCGATAGCGAGATCACGCTTCACTACATAAGGCATCTGATTGCCTCCGGTGCTGTCCCTGTCATCCACGTTGGGCGAAAAAAGCTGGTCGATGTGGACCAGCTGCTCGCTTACCTTGCCGCCGGCAATGAGGCTCCGACTACCACCGACCCCGCCGTCGGATACGGAAAACTGAGGAGGATCGACCTATGAAGCGACTGACACGAGAAGAACGCCGGCGCATCCAACGCCGTGCCGCAAACATCCGGTTCCTGGCCTTTGTGCTGATCCTGCTGGCGCTGGGCATCTGCATCGGCTACACCGCCGCACACGCTCAGAACGTCTGTGAGCCGTCCGAGCCGCAGGAGGCATCCCAGCCCTCCCCTGCCGGCGAAACGCCGCAGGAGCCTGCAGAGCATCCGGCAGAGGACTATTCCAGCCTTGACCGGCTGGAGCTCATTGGAACATTCACCGCTACCGCCTATTGCCCCTGTGTCAAGTGCTGCGGGATCTGGTCGGAAGACCACCCCAGCCGCGGCGAAGACTATGTGCAGAAAACGCGCGCTGGCACGATCCCCGAGGAGGGCCGCACCATCGCCGCCGACTGGGATGTGCTGCCCAAAGGCAGCGAGGTCGTGATCAACGGTCATCCGTATATCGTCGAGGACACCGGCAGCGCCGTCAAGGGCAACCATGTGGATATTTTCTTCGAGAGCCATGAGGCTGCCTGCGAATTCGGCATCCAGCAGGTAGAGGTCTACCGGGAAGCAGCCGGATGAAGCACCGTCATCCAGCCTTCTGCCGGGCGGCCCCGCTCAAATTTGCCGCGGGGCGTCCGGCAGAGGGCTGGAACCCTTATCACGCAGGAAAGGAGGCAAACCTATGGATGAACGTCAGGAGAAATCGATCCTCGAAATGGGACGTGGCGCGATCATGGAGCGTGCAGACTATGAGATGCGCGCCATGATCCGGAACATCCTGGATCCGAACACCTCGGCAAAAGCGGCCAGAAAGCTGAACATCACGCTCACCTTCAAGCCCGGGGATGACCGGCAGACCATTGTGGTGGAGTGCGTGGCCAAGTCTACGCTGGCATCGACCAACGCCATCACCACCATGCTGTATGTGCTGGACGAGGACACGGTCGTCGAAATGGCTCCCCAGATTCCCGGTCAGCTGGCCGTAGATGCAGGAGAGCAGGAAGCTCCGCCGAAGCTCAGGCTGATCCACTCGGCCTAATTTTTAAGAAAGGAACCATATCGCCATGCTTAAAGAAGCACTTCAGTACATCCTTGATGGTATGCGGCCGGCAACGCAGGATCTCTGCGGCCGTGCGTATGTCATCACACCCTCCGGTGCGCAGGAAGTCATTGAGACGCCAATCGCACCGGCCACTCTTCAGCTCCACAGTCTGGATTCCATCGTGAAGATGATCCGCACCGAGGCCGTCCATCTGGCAGATGCCAATACCCCTGCGCTCTTTGTCAACATCCCTTCGCCCACCAATGTGACCTGCTTTTCCCAACCTGACTTCACGCAGCGCTGCGTCCGCACAGTCTTCTATTCTGCCGGTGCAACCGATGTCCCCGGATGGGATGCAAAGGTCACGCTTGGCTTCGAAGAAGCTCAGATCGCGCTGCGTACACGCTTTCAGGAGACTGGCGATTCGCTCTATGCGATGAAACTGGTCAATGATATCTCCCTCGGCGCCAAGGTCATTTACAATGACAACGGCGTCGCAACCACCGTCACCACGAAGAGCGGTGTCTCCCTGCAGACCAACGAGGCAATCCGCCCCATCGTCAAGCTCCGTCCCTACCGCACCTTCCAGGAGGTCGAGCAGCCGGAGAGCACCTTCCTCATCCGCATCAATGACCGCGGCATTTCCTTCATCGAGGCCGATGGCGGTATGTGGCGCCTGACGGCCCGCAACACCATCAAGGCATTCCTGGAGGAGAAGCTCGCTGCCGAGATTGAGAGCGGCAAGCTCGTTGTCGCTCTGTAAGCATAAAAAATCCCCTGCAGGTCTCGCACACCTGCAGGGGACCGAATCGGCGGCACAAGCCAATCCTTTTCACGCGCCCCTATTTTAAGGGCAGAAAGAGAGTTTTGTCAATGAAAACCTCAAAAATCGTTATTAAGAATCTGTTCGGCATCCGTGAGACCACCCTCGACGGGAAGTCCGTGGAGATCTCCGGCCCCAAGGGAGCCGGCAAGACCTCCGTGCTGGATGCCATCCGTTTCGCCCTCACAAACCGTTCTGAGCGGGACTGCATCGTCCACCAGGGCGCCGATGAGGGTGAGATCATCATCGAGACCACCACCGGCCTCTCCATCGACCGCAAGGCCCTGCCCGCCAAGTCTGCCGGCACGGTCAAAGTGCGTGACGGTTCCCTCCTTCAGACACGGCCGGCCGAGTTCCTCTCTCAGATCTTCACGCCCCTGCAGCTGAATCCTGTGGAGTTCACACAACTCTCCCGGCAGGAAAAGAACCGTGTGATCCTCTCCCTCATCGAGTTTGACTGGGATGTGAACTGGATCCGGGAGCAGTTCGGCGAGATCCCGCAGGGGGTTGACTACTCCAAGCATATTCTGGAGGTCCTGAACGACATCCAGGCAGAAAACGGCGTCTACTTCCAATCCCGGCAGAATATCAACCGAGACATCCGCAACAAGCAGGCCTTCATCAGCGACATCGCCAAGGATATTCCCTCCGGATACGACTATGACCGCTGGAACCAGTATCCCATCGGGGATCGTTACAGGGAGCTGGAACGGCTGCGCGAGAAGAACAGCGTGATCGAGCGGGCTACTCCAGCTCGCCACGGAGCTCATCAACAAGGCTGAGAGCACCATTCAGGGCTCTGGCATGGGTGCGGACAAGAAGGCTCTGGTCATCGCCCAGCTGCAGGCTGCCGGCATCAAGGTCACATCCTGGCTGGATCACCAGATTGATGTGATCGTGGCCACGCTGAATAAGACCGGCGCATGGCTGGCCACGAAGACCCAGGAGGGCATCTCGGGAATGAACCAGGACACGGAGCGTTCCCATGAATAAGCGACCAATCCTGTACCTCCAGACAGACGGCCGCTGGAAGGCCGAGCCCTACCGTGTTCCGGGTGAGAATTCCACAATCGGCGGTTCCGGCTGTGGCCCCACCGCCGCGGCCATGTTGATCGAGACGCTCACAGGCAAGGCCTTCACGCCGGTGGATGCCTGCAAGTGGTCCATCGAGCACGGATACAAGGCTCTGAAGCAGGGTACCTATTACTCCTACTTCAAGCCCCAGTTTGAGGCATTCGGCATCAAATGCGATATGCTGAACTGGACAAACACCTACGGAAAGCCGGATCACGCCAACCATGCGAAGGCGTTGGCCATGCTACAGGAGGGCTATTACCTCATCGCTCTGATGAACAAAGGACTGTGGACTTCCAGCGGGCATTTCGTGGTGGTGTGGTGGGCAGACAACAAGATCCACATCAATGATCCAGCCAGCACCAGGAAGGTCAGGACTGAGGGCGATCCGGAGACTTTCCGGAGTCAGGTCAAATATTACTGGTGGGTGGATGCCCGCGCATATAACCAGCAGAAGGAGGCTGAGGAGGACGTGACGCACGAAGAATGGATGCAGCATTGGTATGAGCTTCGCAAGAGCCTGCAGGACAACGACAGCAGCGCATACAGCGAGGAGGCCCGGAAGTGGGCGCAGGAGGTCGGCCTGATCTCCGGCAACGGCACAGAAATCGACGGCGAGCCGAACTGTATGTGGGAGGATGTCCTGACCCGTGAGCAGTTCGCCACGGTGCTCTATCGCTTTGCGAAGATCATCGGCAAGGCATGACCATCAAGGTAACGAAAGGGAAAAAGCCGGAATACTCCAAGCGGCTGGTGTCTGACATCCGGTCGCTGCTATGGGTGGTCACCGTGGGCGGTCTGCTGCTGGCTGCCTACTGCATCCACAGGGGCTACACCGGCTCCCTCCCCTGGCTGTCTGCCATGGTGGGCCTACCCTGGACAGCGCACGGCGTTGTGTGCTCGTTCTATTTGAACATGGCCAAGTCGGATCACCGCGCCGGCGGCGTGACCTTCGAGAGCGCAAAGGCAGCCAACTTCGAGAAGCCGGCCGGAAGTGAAAACAGCCCGGGTATTTGATGGCTCAGGCCCAGCGTCCACATCGGAGAAAACGGTGTGGACGCTGGGGTTTTGCTTGGGGTTTATTTGGGGTTTATTTCAACCGAAACCGGCCTAGATTAACGAAATGCCGCAAAATGCAAAAATCCCGAAAGCCTTACGGCACAGCACTTTGCGGGCATTCACGGAAATTGGCAAAACAAAACTATCATAATTCGTAATCAGCAGGTCATGTGTTCGAGTCACACCACCAGCTCCAAAAAGCATCGAAAACCTCGGTTTTCGGTGCTTTTTTGTTGCAAAAACGCTGAAAATGGTGTGGGTCAAAATGTGGGTCAACCGCCTGACCCACACCGTGACCCACATCGGCAATCAGCGGCTTTGCCGCCTACTGCCAGCTCATGCCCCATGGGTACAACGAAATGCGCGGAAAGAACCAAAGAGCACCGGAGAGGAAATTGCTTCCTTTCCGGTGCTCTGCTTGCCTGCGGGACTTATCGAATCTGCGCCATGAAACTGCCCATGGTCTGTGCGGCCTTTTGCTGCATCTGCCGCGTGGCGTGGGTGTAGGTGCGGAGTGTGAATCCAGCGTCGTAGTGGCCGAGCATACTGCTGACGGTTTTCACATCCACACCGTTTTGGAGTGCCAAGGTCGCGAACGTATGTCTCAGGTCGTGGAACCTGATATGCTCCAGTCCTGCATCCTTGAGGATCCGCTTGTGGAGTGTTACCACCGAGTCGGGGTGGTACATTTCTCCTGTTCTGCCGGATGGGAACATCCACGGATTGTCGGGGTGTTTGGCGTGTTCCTGCTTCAGCAGCTCCACGGCATCCTGCGGGATAGACACCTCGCGGATGGAGTTGCCGGTTTTGGGGCGGCTTAGAATGAGCTGGTGCTCTGTGTCCCAGCTGGCCTGCTTACTGACGGAGATGGTGCAGTTGGCTTCGTCGAGGTCGCTCCATTGGAGCGCGACCAGCTCGCCCTTTCTCAGTCCGCTGACCAGTTCCAGATAGAACATCGGCAGGGCATTACGCCGCTCGGCGGCGTTCAGATACGAGCTGATGTGGTCTGGGTGAAGGATCTTCATCTCTTGTTTTTCAATTTTGGGGATGATGCAATTCTCCGTGGGATTGGTGAGAATGAGTTTTTCTTTCACCGCCCGGTCAAGGGCATTGTGCAGCATCATATGGATGCCGCGCACAGTGGAATTGCTCAGTCCGGGTTTTTCCTTTTTCCGTACCTTTCGCAACCTGCCATTGCTTTGCAGATCGTTATAGAGCTTTTGCAGGTCACGGGTGGTGAGCTTATTCAGCGGGATATCCCCGATAGCAGGGATGATATGCTGTTCGATGTTCCGGTGGTAGTAGTTCATGGTGGATGGGCGAATGTGCGGCTTGGCATACAAATCAAACCATGTCCGCAGCCAAGCGGCAACCGTGTATTCATCGGCGCGGCCGACGTCCAATGACTGGCTCTCCTCAATGGCTTTCTTTAGCTTTGCCTTGCATTCCGCCTGCGTTTTACCCAGCACATTTTTGATGATGCGCTTTCCTGTTTCGGAGTGGTAGCCTGCGGTGTATCGCCCCTCCCAACGCCCGTCTGCACGTTTGCGAATGTTGCCCTCGCCATTTGCACGTTTTTTCGCCATTTAGTCCTCCTGTTCCGCCGGATGGCAGATGTGTTCTTCTTCCTCCCGTTCGAAGGAGTAGAGCCCGTCTGCCTCCAGCTCTCTCGCCATGCCCCACGCCAGTTTGAAGCCCGCCGTGAAGCTCATCAGCGTGGATTCCGCCAGCAGTGAGTTTTGCGTGTCAATCATCCGGAGCAGCTTTCTGCGCCCCGCAGCATCCATATCCCGCCGCAGTTCCTCTTGGGCGCATTTGACCTGCTCGTCCAATTCACTGTGTTCCTGCCGGTCGAAACGCTTTTGCAGAGCCTTCATGTAGTCGTACATTGCGGCACCTCCTTTTTGGCAACCACAACACATACCACAACTCCGCTCACAAAGCTACTGTTTTTCAAAATGTTTCTTTGACTATTGCGGCGCAAAAAATACGTTTCCAAACCTGTTCACATGTGCATCTGCATCGAGTAGCCTTTTTTGTAGCGGGGAGTGTACTGCGTTCATCCGCCAGCAGCTTCACGCCGGGACGGGTGGCAACGTAGCGAGTGCGCTGAGCCAGCTTCGCGGCGTTCTGTCCGCCCTTGAGGTAAGGGGAGATCAGTACGATCCGGGCCACGTGTCATCCGGCTCTATGCGCCGCTGGCTCCGCACCGCGCTTTCAAAACTCACCTGACCATTGGTGCGCTTCACCTCGTCCACGGCGTAGGCCCGCAGCTCCCGCGTGTGGATCGGGTCGGCGCGGAAGTGGGCTGCGATGGTGTGACACAGCATATTCAGTTCCACCGCGCACTTGAAAAGAATGCGGCAGAGCCGATTGTTGTTGTCGTCCAGCGTACCCTGAATGGCTGTCAGGATGGCCCGAGAGATGTAGGTCGTGTTGTCCTCGGTGCCGAGATAACCCATGTAAAAGCGCAGGGCCTTATCTACGAATTCGCTGCGGCTTTGACAGTTATCTGCTTCCAGCCAGCCGTCCATGCGGCTGATCACGCTGGGGCGCAGCCAGATCGTAGTACTTTTCTTATTATCATCCATTTTTCTTCTTTCCTTTCTGTGACGTCGGTCAAAATCGCCGCAAAGCCCTGCAAACACAGGGCTTTGCCGAATGACCGACTGCGATTGTTCTGTAAAACCGCCAAACCGACGGTGGTTGGCGTTTCTCTGAAAAGCCCCGCACTGCGGGGCTTTGTGGGCGGGCTGCGGGCGCTTGCGACTGCGGCCCTTTATCTTGTTATATTTTCGAACGGGGATATCACCCCACAAAACACCTTCAAAACCGGTATCAACGCCCCTTGAGGGAGCGATGATATAATATCCTCATGCGGACAGAGAATTTCCTGCTTCTATCTTTGTAGCCAAGTCTACTGCGCACAGACTGTAACCTCTGCCCTGTGGGATGTCACTTATGAGCCGGATGTCGGGGCGATGGATCGCTTTCTTCTAATCTCGCAACAGGTTGTGACCTTCAGCAGCACGAGGAATGTCCGTAATTTGAACATGAGAGGAGCCTACACTATGTACATCGTTGGGATCGACATCGCCAAGAGGAAGCACGAGGCAGCGGTGATTGACGGCGAGGGCACCGTCATCATCAAGCCGTTTTCCTTCACCAACAACTGCTCCGGGTACAATCGGCTGCTGGCCATGCTCACCAAGGCCAAACTGCCGCTTGACGAGGTTTCCTTTGCAATGGAGGCCACCGGACACTACTGGCTCGCTCTTTTTACCAGACTTCAGAAGGAGGGCTTCCGTGTTCAGGCCATCAACCCAGTGCAGACCAACTCCATCCGCAGCTTCTACATCCGTCAGGCCAAAACAGATCCGCGGGACGCCCTGCTGATCGCGGAGGTGATCCGTTTCGGACACTTCTCCGAGTCTACCCTGCATCCCGAAAACATTTATGAGCTGCGGGAGCTGTGCCGTGGACGGCACGCCATCGTTTCCATGCAGGCGGACGTTAAGCGGAAGGTCATTGCCCTGCTGGATCAGGTTTTTCCCGAATATGAAACAGCTTTTACCAATCTGTTTGGCGATACCTCCATGGCGATTTTGCAAACCTGTCCTACACCAAAGGAATTATCCGAGATGCCTCTCGAGGAGCTCTGCCATCTCATCGAAGTCTCCAGCCACAAGCGCTTCCGCATGGCAAAAGCCCGGGAGCTTCAGGAGCTTGCGCGCAATTCCTTTGGCTTCGCCATGGCCGGCGATGTTTTCAGCACGATGATCCGACTTTACGCAAAGCACCTCGATTTCTTAAAACAACAGGTCAGGGAAATGGATCGCAAGATTGCCGAGATCATGGAGACTTTGGACACGCCGATCACTACCATCACTGGCATCGGCCCGACCCTGGGCGCGTACATCCTCAGCGAGATCGGAGACATCAGCCGTTTTTCCTCTGCGGCAAAGCTTGCCGCCTACGCGGGGATCGACCCAACCATGCGGCAGTCCGGCGAATACAACGGTGTCAGGAACCGCATGTCCAAACGAGGCTCACCGTATTTGAGGCATGCTATTTGGCTGGCGGCTTCATCGGCGGTGCTCCACGATCCGGCGCTGAAGCTTTATTTTCAGAAAAAACGAGATGAAGGGAGGCCCTACATGGCGTCCGTGGGCCACGCCTGCAGGAAGATGGTCTCCATCATTTACGCCGTTATGAGAGACAACAAGGCCTACACGCCCTATATCCCAAATGAGATTTCAGCTTGACAAATTATAGCCGGTCTGTGCTTTAATCGAACGGGTAAACAAGGGGCTACAATCTCCGAAACAGGGCATGGTCAGGAGGAAAAACTCACCCCTATATGACTCATTTCTCCTTTGTCGGAACAGTATTCGCAAGGATCTCTCACACATCGCCCACAAACGCCGCAACGTTCGTTTCAAGGGGCTGCGGCGGGTACACACGCCACCCCAGCCCCTAACCGCGCACACAGCAGCTCACAGGGTGAAACAGGGGGCGTTTCGGGTGGGGGGCGCTATCACTACCCTCGGACCGTTTCGCACGGTTCGGAACCTCTGCGCGCGCAGCGGTCAGAAGAGCATACTTTGCCATCTTTGCATGGACCGAGGGAACGTCGGAGAGAAGCAGAGAGCCTTCGGAACGGAGACGCGCACCGTGCGCGTCTCCGTTCCGAGGCGCCGCGGCCCCGCAGGGTCGCGCTGCTCCACTGCTGTTTCCTGCGCTGCACCAGTAAGCTTCGCGGTTCGTTATCACTGCGACGAAGGGCAGAGAGGAAAATTTGTTAACGTGACTGTTGTGATTTTGTTTGTGGTGTGAGTTGTGGCTGCGGTGTAAGGGATTCTTCTTTGGTTACAGCGGTGCGTTTTTGGAACCGCTGTTTGCGTCGATCCATGCGAGAAACTTATCCTTTGGAACAACGATCCGGCTGCCGATTTTGAGCGCGGGGAATTCGTTGCCATGCACCAGCTCATAGGCACCGGCACGGGAGATCCCAAGCACCGCAGCGACCTCCGCGACGGAGAGCATCAGCGGCAGCTCGTCATGGCTTGTGTAGGTGGGATGCTTCAT